TGTCACCCGTAATCAAAGCCGGCGGCTGCCCGTAAAGCGCCGGCAGCCCAAATTTTGCCTCGCGCATATTATCACGTTTCACGCCGCTCCAGAACCCCAAAGACCTATCTAACCTGACCGTAAGCCTAGAGATTTTTTTGGCTTTTGATTGAACGGTTTCAGAGCTGGCGCTGCCAGCGTCAAGGCGGAGCGTTTCAATTTCACCCGTGTAGCGAAGCCCGGCGTGAACTCGACTTGCCGCAACAGCCAGGGTAATGGTGCCGTTTGAAACGGTTAAATCTTTCAAAACATATCCATTGGCCAGCGCAACGACATCTGTCCTGCCCTCAAGGTGCCATAAATTAGGAATTGTGGTTACAGCCTTCCGCACCTTGCCGCCGGATTTGTATACGCCAAATGACGTGCCGTTTACATTTGTCCCATTGTTTTGTAGCTCAAAGGTAGTCGACGTCACGTTGGCGACAGTGTAGCCCGTCCCATTGATATTGGTATCAAGCGAGTACCCCTGGTTGGAAGAGGCGTCGACAACGTACAGGTCACTAATGTCAATCGTGTCGCCGTTGCTAAATCCATGCGCCGCGCCGGTGGTCACAACAATTGGATTGGCGTTTGTAAATCCCGTAATGGAAATTGGGTTGTCAACGGTTACGCCGCTATCAACAAAAAACGCATCCTGAATATCATTGTCAAAATCACGCTCGTGCATGCGCTCAATATACCTAACGCTCCTGCCGCCAATTGTGCGCTGAACGACAAAATACACGGCATCAACGTCGCCCTCTCTGACAACGGCGACATCTCTAAAGTCGCCGTCGGTTGTGTGCCGGTGCCAGCCGTAAATTTCTTGCTCACGCAAATAAGTTTGAGCTATGCAAACGCCGTCGTCTCGAACGCACCACAAAATGGAATACGGGGCGGGCGCAAAATCCCACGCGACAACCGTTCTGTCCTCAAACAGATGACGGGCCAATATGGAGATATCATTGCCGGCGTATGCGTCAGTTTCAAATTTATAGCCAAGGTCTCGCACCGTTTGCCCGGGCTGCATAAACAAAGCAACGTCACCAGCAACAATCGGCTTAAGGGAAGTCGATCCATAATAAGACTGCGGTTTAATTTGTATGCCGCTTGGCGTTAGTACGTCATCCACGCCAGTGACCAGCCACTCGCCGCCAGACGTTAGAATAAGCAAATCATTGAGCGGAATGTAGTGGCGTATTTCATTAACTTGCAACGCGGCAATCGTTACGGTGATTGCATCATCGTCACGCGTCGGCGAGCTGACAGATAGATTGTAGAAATTGGCAGTTTGGGTAAACCAATTGCGCTGGGGGTATGTGTTGCTGTTACCAAAAATACGCCGCTGCTGAAAAAACCCGGCAGTGCTTGGAAAATTATTTGTCCCGACAAACGGGTTGCGCGTTTTGGGCGGGGTATCGGTGGTGTCTGGATCAATATTGTCGTCAGTGAAGCTAGTGGTTTCGGATTTTCCAATAAACCCATAAAGGCCGTTATCTCGACGATAGATGTTGTAACTCTCAGCCCCGCTAACGGCAGTCCAAGAAACCGTGTTGTTTCTAGTCGTGTTAGAGTTGGTGACCTCGACAAACTGCAAGTTTGACGATCCTCCAGAGCTGTATGCGGTAAATCCGGTGCTATCAATATTTGCCCCGGAGCTGTCTGTAAGCTCAAAGGTATTCGTCGTTGTGTTGGCAACCTTGTAAACCTCGTTGTTGACCTCAGTCATGCCAACAACGCCTTGAATGTATATTTCATCGCCGTTGTCATATGGGTGCGACGAAATAGTGACCACGGCAGGATTTGCTTGAGTAATGTTGGTAATGGTTTGAGTGGTGTTATTTAATCCCCTCAAGCTCTCTTCAGCGGTTTCTCGACTAATTGCAGTGACAACATATCTGTCGGTTTCGCCGCCGGCGCTGTTAACGGCAACAGAAATTCCAGTTGGAAACGCCTGCTCTGGCTGAAACACAATTTCAGTCAACGTCCAAGCATCGTTTGCCGTGCGCGTCAATTCTCTTGGTGCGTATGACGGATGCGTCAGCGTCATCACGTCTGCGCTCTGAACGTAATCAATGTCGCGCAGGTCTGAAGTGGCGTATGGGGTGGCCAGCTCAAAAATCAATGACGCCGTGCCACCTGATGTGTACGCGGTGTACCCGCTGCTATCGACATCTGTGCCGCTCTTGTCTTGTATCTCAAACGTATTGGTCGCCACGTTGGAGACAATAAATTGCCGACCGTCCAACTCATCCATGCCACCGACGCCGGAAATAAATATTTCATCCCCATTGGAAAATGTGTGGCCGGTGGCGGTAATGACGCACGGGTCGGCTTGAGTTGCGCCGCTAATGGCAAATTGGCTTGACGTGTCTACAACCAGCCCGCCGTCAACGATCACCCGAATATACTGATTACCAAATTCAAGAATGTAAGTTTCAATAGTGTTAAACTCAAACGGCACAAGCCGCGTGTCTGCTGAACTATTTTTTACTTCGCAAACGTACTCAAGGCCCGGACGGTTTGACGCGCCGCCGGAAGTCTGAACCCACATGTTCTCCATCTTAGACAGAGAGCTGGCATATTTATTGATATCAACCCTGGCGCCTACGGCTTCGGAAACCTCGCCGCCGGCAAAGCTGGGTTTAATTATCTTGACCATTAAAGCCTCGCGTCAATCCAAGAAGCCTCTGGGGCGGCCCGGTTTCGACCTTCACTGCTGTCGGTGTCAGCGGCGTGGCTCACAATGCGCAGCACCTCTTGATCAAGCGCGCTCTTTACATCCAGGCTGCCAGTCAGTGCCATGGCAACGCGCGACGCCAAAAGAAAACTCAAGGCCATGGTGAATTCTGGATCAAAGCGCGTCGTGTCAGTAACCCGTGAGGTGTAGAAAATCTCAGCGTCATCTTGATCCGTAAGTATGACCTTCGTGTCGTCTGCTAACAGCGCCACCTCAAAATCAATTGGCTCGGCGTCATAGCCAAGAATATTAGTGATACCGCGAACCTTCACCGCATCCGTTGGATACTGATACGCATAATCCCAGCCGCCAGGAACCGTCACATTAAGGGTGCTTGGGCTGATGTATTTTTTAGCAAACCGCCAAGGCTGGCGTCGCAGAAGCTCATCTCGCGTATCATTAAAAATCAAGTTGATCTGCTCCGCCTCAACGCTCTCTTCCGAGAGGTCGGAGATGTCATACCTGTCACCGATGTGCTGCAGTGCGAGCTTTGCAATTTGAACCTGCGACGCCATTTTGGCTACTCCTTAGAACTCTTCGGCCAAGGCAGTTTGAGGTTTTGAGGGGCGCGGTTTTGCGCTGGCTTTAATTTCCGTAATGACCTCGGTCGGCTTTGCCTTTGGCTTCCCATAAGTCGGCGTGCCCTCAACAATCTCAACGTCTATTGTGGGCAACGGAAAATCATCTTCAAATTCATAGATGCCATCGTTCCCATGCGGAAGCTGGTCGGGAGGATAGCACATAACGTGCGCCCCCGCAGCGTCTCGATAAAAAAAGCGTTGTTTAAACTTAACCTTCAACATGGTGATCTCCTCACAACAAGAATTAGGGAAATGGTGGGAGGAACCAAGCCCTCCCACCATAGACCGACTTAGTTAACCGCGTCGGGGTAAGACTTCCAACCCTTCGGGTCTTTAGTCAGGAACGCGTTGATCTTGCCAGCAGTCAGCGCAGCGGTGCCGACATTCTGCTGGACGCCAAGATAGCGTTCATATTCGACGCCAACACTAAGCGGAACCGGGATAACCAGTTCGTAGCCAGCAACAAGCGTCGCCTTCGGGATGGCCGCACTGGCGTAATGCAGGCTAGCGGAGCCATCGGTGGCAATCGCACCAGCATCGGAAACAAGCTGGAACGAAACAGTAGCCGCGCCGGCCGAGGTGACAGCGGTGTCAACCTGGATGACGAGGTACATGCCATGGCCATTACCAAGGTCCTGCGGCGTAGCGCCCAGGTCAATGATATCGCCGACATTGGCGATGCCAGTGCCGGAAGTCGAGAGAGCGGTGGCGTCCGCAAACTCCAAAAGATCGTCCATAATCATTAGGTGTACTCCTTTTGCTGGACGTTATTAAACGACGCGAGCTTCGTTCGTCCGCAGCGCGTCAACGCGACGAATCGGGAAGCCACCCCACGAGGTCTGCATCGTGCCGCCGACCATATCAGTGGTCAGGGTCGAGTTCGCAACCGCGTTGGACGTCTGACGACGCAGGAAGCCGAGCACCTGCTTGTCCATGTACCAAGCACAACGGCCCATGGAGGTGTTCGGGATCTCAGTCACCGCGCGGTGCATGAGATCGTTCAGGTCTGCGCCGGTGGAGATATCGGCCGTCAAGAGCGAGCGGTCGATATTCGCAATGCGGACAGCATAGCGCCAGTCACGAACGGTGAGACCAACGTCCCAACGATAGTGCGTGCGATACGCCTGATACATGCCGGTGCTGCCACCGACCGTATCCTGAACCGTAACCTCGCCGAGGTCACGCTGCTGGATGCCCGCCTGCGAGCCTTTGGGGATGATCCCGTGGCAAGTATTGGGCGACCAGCAGATCAGCCAGATCGAGGCATTGTCGCTGCCCGTTCCTCCACCGTCTATAATGTTGTCGCCGTTCTCGGCGGACAAGCTATCGTAGCGGGGTGCAAAACCAGTGAACTCTTCCGGGGCGGTGGTTTCATCGCCGTAGAACAGCTTGGTCGACAGGGTCTGGTTCATGCCTTCAATGTGCGGACGATCTTCTTGCAGGCGGAACGCGGCCGGGTTGCCGGCCATGTCGACGAGAGCTTTGTCGGGCTGCGAGTAGTCTTCCATCATGCCCGTATTGTCCGTGACTTGGGTTGCACGCGACTTGGTGGGCTGGACGAAACCGTACATTTTACGGAACGTCGGGGAGGGGAGGCCGGTGCGGATAGAAGTGCGGTGACCGGTCGTCAGGTTGCCTTCCAGCCAAGTCATGTCCTCAAGGATTTCGTTGGTCTGGTTAAGGATTTCAACCACGTCGGCAATGCTGCCGTCGGGGTCGGTGACCTTCGCCAGATCAGCGAGGGTCGGGTTTTGAGTGCCAAGCGTAGCCATGTTTTAGCTCCTTCTAGCTGGCGTTCTTAAACATCGTGGGATACATCCTCTGTAAATTGTCTCCGTTGGCGGACTTGTGCCCGTCGCCTTCAATCAATTCACTGTCAGACAATGATTTCGCCACGCGGTGAAGAAAACGCAACATTACGGGATGGTTGCCCAATCCTAAGCCGTCCGGGTTATTGGGGCCGGGGGCACCCATCAGTGCCATCAGCTCCTTGTCCCCATAGGCGTCAGTGACGCGCCGGATATTACCAAGGTTGGCATCGAGGGCCTCGCCCCCAATTTCCTTGTCGGCCTTAGCCTGCTCGCCCCACTCGTTGATGCGTTCGATGTAAGCATTGGCTTGCTCCACCAATGCCTTTTGACCTCGCGAAATGTCAAATTCCACAAGCCTTTGGAATTGCTCCTGGCTAATCCCAAGCTCGCCTGCGGTTTCGGCAAATTGCTCGATCTGGTTTTGGGCTTCCTCGCTGATGTCGAAACCCTCGGGCGGAGTGAATTCATACTCGATGAAATCATCTTCGCCCGACCCATCGCCCCCGTCATCCGACAGCAGGGTTTTGGTCTCTTTGGGCCCAGTCTCCTTCTGAGCGTCATCTTGAACATCAACAGTTTCCTGTTGCGTATCTTCAACAGCGGCCTCCTCAGCCGGTTCTTCAGCAATTACGTTTTCGTCAGCCATGTCTATCTCCTCAATTATTGGCCACATAGATTATTTCAAAGTCAGCAAAGACAAGGTTATTAGCCCCTGAACTATATGCTCGTGATTCAATATCAGTTTTTTCTGAAAAAGCTATTGGGACTCTAAAATTAAAAGCTATTTCACCGCTTTGAGTAGTTACCTTTGCAGCGGTTCTAAATACACCACCAAATGGACGTTGAACAAGACGAGCGACAATATACTGGTTTGTGTTTGCTGTGCCTGTGCCTAAATTACCTTTAAGAATATAACCGGTATATCCCGCTGGAATAGTCCAAACAGCCATAAGTGTTTGGTTTTGACCTAATGTTATTTTAGCATAAATAGTGGCTGGAACTCCTGTAATTACTGTGCCAGTACCTACATAAATATCGCCAGCGGCTGTTCCACCACTTCCTGCTGTTGCAACATAAGCACGGTTTACACGAATAAAAGTTGTTGTCGTTAAAACTTCAGTTTGTCCATTGAGGGAAACAGTTTCAGATGCTTCATTCCAATTTTGATCTAAACCAGAAACTACAACAGTTCTCGCACCAGTACCGGCAGATGTATCATTTGTACTGCTGCTGGATACCTTCATTTGAATTGCAGCAGCGGGATAAGCATAAATGCCACCAGTATCCCAAATCGTTTCTTCCATACCAGTAACGTCTGGATTAAATCCAAACTTAAAAATAGAACTGGTCCCGGCAACCAATCCAGAGCTGACCGCAGACAGGTATAGAAAGTCAGACATAGGCACAGGGCTACCCGGAGAGGCGTTGACGAATGTGCCGTCCAGCTCCTCATGCAGGCCAATCCGGGCGTACCGATTGATATTAAATGGTCCCGGCTCAGCAACAGGCGGGTATGAGTGTGTTGGATTAGTCATCGAACAGACTGTCCTCTAACATCTTCATGTATTGGTTTGGGTATGTGTCCCGTATCTCAATAATAATGGCCTGACCAACAGATCGAGCGCCTTCATTAAAGGCAGTGCTGTCAGAGCAACCCGGGACGTGGCTGCTGGCGTCCATATGGGCGAACGTCTGCAATCTATCGTACAGCCAGCGGCGAGACAGTTCATTATTCATAATGGCCTCAAGGCCGCGCTGAAGTGCCTTTTCGCTGTCTTCCGCGCGCTTGATCTGCTGCTCGTCTTCGTTGTTTGTTACAATATATTTCACTGAACCGTCGCCCCACTACCAAGCAAGTCAGTCAGCGCATTCGGGTTCTGTGTGTCAGTTTCGCTTAGAACTTTGGCCCCTTGCGCGAGCTGACTTGCCTGTTCCATAGTTTGCATCTGAGCCTGCTGCTCCTGACGCGCTTGGCGCATCGCCGCAACCTGCTCGCTATCTCTCGTGATGTCCGGTGACACGCCAAGCGTATCCGCGTATTGGCGGTAGGCCTCATCCGCGTTGATGTTATCGACGATGTCCGGGAACACGGCGACAAGATTGCCGGCGAAGCCCATGGCACGCTCGATGCCGCTGGCAGCAACAGCCTGCTGGGCCTGTGCTAGGAGCGAGACATACTCCACTTGCAGCTCACTGCCTTGCAAGACTTCCGGAGGCTCAGGGAGGAGATCCGCCTCTAACGCAAAGTCAAAGACATCGTCGAGTAGAGGGTTAAGCAACTCGACGTTAAGCCGCTGTAGCACAGGCCCAAGCAGCACTAGCTTTTCCTCGTGCCGCTCGACAACCTCAGTCGCCGTCATCTGACGACGGTCTGAGTTAATCATCATGGCAAAGAGGTCAGCATAAAAACCGCGCTGGATACGCCCTTGGACTTCCTGGATATCCATCATCATTTCATTGATGCGCGGCTGAACAAGATAGGCAGGTTGAAACCCCTGAGATCCCTGCACCGGGTCGACGTAGGTGTTCGCGCCAGGAAGCGTCGACGTGGGCTTGCCTCTAAGGCTTACCGGCGCAACCATTGGCGGATTGACCATTTTGTCAATCGCCTGCGCCTTGCGCTTCTGCTGGTGCTGCAATTGCTTGATGTCACCAAGGGCGTCCATGCCAGGGCTGCGGCCGTAGACCTCACCGTGCAGAACGTCCCATCGCGGGACGTAAGCCGGGAACCTGCGATACCCGCCCTCAAACAGCAACTTGTCACCGTCGCCGCCGTATTCCATGTAGCACGACTTGAACGGCATGTTCATTTGGTCGCGCTTTCCGTAGTCGCGCTCGTCTGCGCGGCGCGGCTCAATCATGTGAATGATCTGCACAAGCTCGTCGTATTGTTTGCTGTCCCACAGTTTGTGCGTCGTTGAGCTGATGCCGCTCCAGTCGATGTCCCGCGTGCCGGGGATGACGCCAAATTTTTCAACCACCTGCGCCACCGTCATGGTGAAGTAA